AGCCAGACCAATACGGGAACATTGCCAGCGCCAAGCAGGACTTAGGCAAGGAACGCCGACAAGCAGGCGAAAAAGCCCCGTATTGTGGAAATGGGAAATGGCTTGAGACGCGGCAAGCACCAGCGGCCAAGCCAGCGCCACAGCCGAAGCACAGGGAGGATTTTGACAATGATGATTCGTCGGATATACCTTTTTGACCACCAACGCCTTACCGAATAGGCTTGACCTAACACGGGGCGAGGTGTTTACCCTCTTGGACACCGCAACCGGACATGCTCCAACCCTTCCTTGACGCTATTGCACGGATTTTCAGCCGCAGGATCACCCCCAGCGGCATGACTTCGCGCCAATGGCAAGCGACGGCACCAGCCATCCGACAGCGGGCGTTTTTCTCCTCAACCGTCACAAGCGCCAAGGTGCTGACCGCTTATCGGCGTTCAATCACCGATTGGATGAGCGGCGTGGTTGAACAGGTGATAACGCCGGATGGACGCATCGAAACTGCTTACAAGGTCAGCGGGTTGAGTGATTTCCGCAAGACGGCGCGGAAGTTCCTTGTCTCGGAAGGTCTGGCAACACCCGCAGACTTCGCGGATGATTCGATTCAGAATGTCGCCTCTCTCTCTCGCCTCCAGTTGGTTTTCAACACGAACATTGAGCAGGCCAACACGTTCGCCAACTATCAGCAATACGTGAGCGATCCGGCGACGATTAATGCGTTTCCTGCCGCCTTGTTTCTCCGCAGACCCGGCGCGAAAATCAAGCGGCCTCGCCACGTTCAAGCCGAGGGCGAAATCAGGCGTTGGGATGACACGGCGTTTTGGCTGTTTCAGAACGCGGAGGACATCGGCGGGTTTGGCGTTCCATGGGGACCGTTTGGCTTTAACTCCTACATGGTTGCCGAGCCAGTCACGCGAGCGGTTTCCGACTCGCTAGGACTCACGACGCCGGGTGAACGGGTGATGCCGCTTGACCTCACGCCATGGGGGGCAGAAGCCCCGGCGAGGATCAATGCTGGCGTGGAAGCGAGGCTTGACGACGTGCCAGATGAGATTGCGCAGGCGGCGAGACGGCGATTGGTTGAGAGGTTCGGGCCGCAGGTGCTAGACCGGAATGGAAACCCAACGCTTGACTTTGCGCGGTCATTGCTTAGGAGGTAGGGCGTGACGATTGAGCAGATTAAAACATCAAAGTTGATTCCTTACGCCAGAAACACGCGGACGCATTCTGATGCGCAAGTGGCACAGATAGCCGGATCAATCCGTGAGTTTGGCTTTACCAACCCTGTCCTGATTGACGCTGAGAACGGCATCATCGCCGGACATGGGCGCGTTCTGGCGGCGGGCAAGCTAGGCATGGACAAGGTGCCATGCATCCGGCTTTCACACCTGACTGACACGCAGCGCCGAGCCTACATCATTGCCGACAACAAGCTGGCACTCAACAGCGGATGGGATGAAGCTATGCTCGGGCTGGAACTGTCAGACTTGCGGGAGGCGGATTTCAACTTGGGTTTGATCGGCTTCGACGCAGATGAGATTGAGCGGGCATTGAATCCCGATGAGCCAAACTTTGAACCAGGCACGGAAGATGACCAAGGCAAACTGGATGAAAAAACGCCGATTGAATGCCCTCACTGCCACAAGTTTTTCACCACATGAAACCCGTTCTTAAAATCGACTGGGCAACGCATGAAGCAGCGAAATACGCTTGCGAGAATTGGCATTATAGCCAATCCATACCAAAATCGAAACTGGTGAAAATTGGAGTTTGGGAGAATCAGAAATTTATCGGCGTAGTGATATTCTCACCCGGTGCAACGCCTAACCTTGGATCGCCTTATGGATTAACGCAGAGAGAATGCGTCGAATTGAGCCGAATCGCATTAACACGACACGAGACGCCAGTTTCTAGGATCTTGTCCATAGCATTGAAATTTCTTATTTCTGCAAATCCGAAACTTCGACTTGTCGTTTCGTTTGCTGATCGGGACCAATCACATCATGGCGGAATTTATCAGGCTACAAATTGGATTTACGATGGAACCGGTTCATCTGCTACATTCTATTTAATCAACGGCAAGAAAACGCATCCGCGCACCATAGGATTAGCAGGACACATTCAAAACCTTCAAGGTGCTAAAAAAATGGATCGCAACGCCAAAGCAATAAAATGCCAAGGGAAGCATCGTTATTTAATGCCACTTGACAACGAGATACGAAAACGCATTCTTCCTTTGTCTAAGCCCTACCCAAAACGCGCCGGAAGTGACACTTCGGACACGCCGGGATTCCATCCCGGAGAGGGCGGCTCACTACCGACCCCGGCGCTCCATTCTCATGAGTGAAGAACCAAAAAAAGCAGGAAGGCCGAAGCTGGGAATTGACGCGGACCTTGTGGAGAAGCTGGCAGGCATCGGATGCCCAACTTCTGAAATTGCTGCCATTGTCGGGTGTTCAGTTGACACTCTTGATCGCAATTTTGCGGAGGTTATGAACAAAGGGCGGGAAAACATCAAAACCCGGCTCAGGAAAAAGCAGATTGACACCGCAATGAGCGGCAACGTCGTCATGCTGATTTGGCTTGGAAAGCAGATGCTTGGGCAGTCCGACAAGGTTTCAAATGAATTGAGCGGGCCAAACGGAGGACCAATTCAATCTCAGCCTGTTGCCCTCGACCCCGCGCAAGAAGCGGCGTTGCAGCAGGTCATCGAGGACGCTAAGAGCCGGATCAAATGATGGGGCCGACAGAGTTTTGCGTTAAGATTCTCGGGGTGATTCCCTACCTGTGGCAGATCGAAGCTATGGAAGCGGTCGCCATGGGTCGGCCTGCAAGCGTGGTGGCGGCAAACGGCAGCGGGAAAACGGATAGGGTGGTTGCGCCCCTCATCCTATGGTTTCTCCACACCCACCCCAAGGGCAAGGTCGTGTTCACATCCGGGTCATTCCGGCAGCTTACGAATCAGCTATGGCCAGCGGTTCGCAAGCACCGATCACGCTTTCCCAAGTGGACGTTTCTCAGCGAGGAAATCAGGACACCCGAGGGAGGCTTTGCGCTTGGATTCTCCACCGACGACGCGGGCAGGGCCGAGGGTTGGCACGGGGAACCGGATGCGCCCCTGTTCCTCATTATTGATGAGGCGAAGACGGTCCCGAATGCCATCTTTGAAGCCTTTGACCGTTGCACGCGAGTTTATCAGCTTTGGGTTTCCTCCCCCGGCGCTCCCATGGGGCAGTTTTACGACTCCCACCACAAAACCGCCTCGCTCTATTGGACGCGCAAAGTTCCCTCTACGGAATGCCCGCACATCCCTGAGGAACGGCGTGAACTCGACCGGATCAAGTATGGAGAAGATCACCCGCTCTACCGATCAAAGCACCTTGCGGAGTTCACGGAGGATTCAGAACGCCTCATTCTATCCGCGCCAAGGTTGCGTGATGCGCTGACAAAACAGCCGGAACCAAACACAAACGGCGAGGTTGTCGCTTTCTGCGACTTCGCTGCCGGGGGTGATGAAAATGCCCTAGCAGTTAGGCGCGGAAACAAGGCGCGATTGGTGAAGGCGTGGACGGAGAAGGACACGATGCAAGCGTGCCGGGAGTTTGTGAAGCAATTTGAGGCCGAAAAGCTGACACCGGGGCAGATTTACGGGGACGCGGACGGCATGGGGACCGTATTTTGTGACGTGCTGGCAGAGATGGGATGGCGAATCAATCGCTTTCACGGTGGCGCTAAGGCGAGCGAACCGGAAGAATACGCGAACCTCATCGGGGAAGTCTGGCACGTTGCGGCAAGGGAGATTGAGCGGGGCAGGATCAACCTTGGCGAGCTTGATCCGCTGACGTTCGAACAGTTGACCACCCGAAAGAGCGAATGGAGCGACAACGGGAAATTGCGCTGCCAATCGAAGGAGAAAATGAAGAAGGAGGGGTTGAAATCCCCTGACCGGGGCGATGCCATTGTTGGGTGCATCGGATGCGGCTCCCGGCTTTACGGCGCATGGACGGCCAGCAGTAAAGCCGAGACGAAGCCGGGGACGTTTGCCGCGCCAACCATCACGGGCTTCAATTCTATTTAAGACTTGCGAAAAGTCTATTTTAGTCTATTCGGGGCGCATGACGAAAGCCGAAACTCAGGGCGTGACCTTCCCCCTTCCCGCGCAATACAGGCAGCAGGATTATGACTTGGCCAACGTCACGCCGGATCAGGTCCGCTCAATCCTCCGAAACGTCCGCAACGGCAGGCTTGAGGATCAGGATCGGCTCTTTCGCCTCATGCTTGACACTTGGCCGCGATTGAGGAAGAACCTAGGCGAAGTAGCAGGGGCTGTGTCTCGCCTCCCGCTGGAAATCATCGCGCCGATTGCCGAGGGTCAAGATGAGGCCACCCCAAAAGCATCCGCGATTGCCGACGTAGTGAGGCGGGCGTTCAACTCCTACGCGCCGAAATTGCAGCGTATTTGAAGGGAACGGTGGTTTTGGAAATCGTCTGGCAGATCGCCAATGGCATCGCCTCACCCCGTTGTTACTCGCCAGTTCCAGCGAAATACCTCTCATTTCCGCAACAGGGCAACGAAGTGGACAGGCTCATGGTCGCCCCTCAAGGTGTGCCCACCTCGACGCTGGAGGACTTCCCGCCTGACCGCTTCCTTGTTTTCGTATGGAGCAACTTCGACGCTCACCCAATCCACGCCGCTCTTTTGCGTCCGCTTGCGAAGGAATGGCTTGCTTACATTTACGGCAAGGGATGGGCGATGCAATACGCGCAGCTTTTCGGCATCCCATGGCGAACCATCAAGACGGATGGCAGCGATGAGGCCAACGCGGAGGCCGACGCATTCCTTGCTAACATCGGATCAAGCGGATGGGCGAGGCACACGACCAGCACCGAGTTTCAGATCCATGACGGAGTAAAGGGTGACGCCGCGCAACTCCCGCAAATGGTCATTGCGCACGAAGCCGACAGGCAATGCGACATCCTTCTGCTTGGCCAGACCCTCACGACGGACGTAGGGGACAGCGGCAGCCGCGCACTTGGCGACGTTCACATGGCCGTTCGTGCTGACGTTCTCCAAGCCGTCGCTTCATGGGTTGCCGGCGTCATCACCGATCAACTCATTCCGGCAATCGTGCGTTTCAATTTCGGCAGCGTGCCGACGGAGGAAATGCCGTATTGCGAAATCAAAGTTCCGGAAGCGCGCGACGAGAAAGCCATTGCCGAGCGGGTCAAGCTGCTGAAGGACATCGGATTGGACATTCCCAAGAAATGGGCACATGAGACGCTTGGCGTGCCGATTCCAGAGCCGGGTGATGAGTTGCTGGAATCGAAGCCGGAAGAGGCACCGCCGCCGCCGCTCAACGTCCCGCAACCGGATGACGACGAGGAAGACGACGAGGAAGGGTTGCGCCCCACCGACGAGATGGCCATAGCCGCCAGCAAAGCACTTGAAATGCGCCGACTCGCCCCACCCGGACAGCGGACCATGGGAGGGCTTGGCATGGCACGCGCAAGGGACATCGCTAACGGCGTGCCGCTGTCGGTGGAAACCGTGAGGTCAATGGTTGCCTACTTCGACAAGGCGGAAACCGTCCGCGCATCATGGCCGGAAGGCGCGAAGGAATGGCAGGCGTGGAACGGCTACGGTGGAGACGCTGGGGCGAAATGGGCGCGGGAAACCCTCGAAAGAACCCAATGACCGCCGATCAAGTCAAAGCCAAGTATGCCAAGCGGTTTCACGAAATCGCGGAGGCATGGCTTGCGGTGATTGACCGGGAGTTTGCCGACCTCATGGACAAAAGTGAACGCATGACTATCGGCGCGTTCTATGCCGAGGTTGAGGCGTCCCTTGCCCGCATCCCGAGGATGTTTGACGAGCTAGGCATTCAAGGGCTTTCCGAGGAGTTGGAGGAGGCGATTGGTGAGGCGGTGATTGCGGGATTAACAGAAAAGAAACCATGAACACGGGCAAGTCATTCATCACGGTTAAGGTTGATTCGTCGCAGATAGACGAGGCTAGGCTAGATTTCATCCGATTAACCTCCGCTCCCATAAGGCGCGAAGCTGTTAGGATAGGAGCAGAAGCGGCTTTGATTTCTGTAAAGGGGTATTATGGCCGGGGCGGGCGATACATGTGGGAAAACAAATCACTTTCAACGCATGGCCCCGGAAGAACCAGCACCAACTGGTTTTTCCCGGTGGAAAGCGGTTGGCACATTTCCAGCGCCAACGGCACAAGCACGACATTGTCAAACAACACCGTTGGCCTAGCGCACAAGGTCACAGGCGGAACCATCCGAGCCAAGCGCAAGCGATTCTTGACAATCCCGATTGACCCGAGGGCACACGGAAGGAGTGCCGCTGACTTCGCGAGTAAATTCGGAAAACTCTTTGCCGTCAAGGGCGTGCTGGCAATCAGCGATGGGGAAGGCGGGATCAAACCCATCTACGCCCTGCGCAAGTCCGTCACGCACGCCCCATGGCCGGGAGCCTTGCCGCCAGAGAATCAATACGTCGAGGCCTTCGCGGATGCCGCAATCCGCCACATCGTTTCCATCATGGAAACTTAGCCTAGACTAAGATTTTTAGCCAAGGCTAAGATTTTATTTGACGGGGTTGATTGTTTCGGGTAATTCCGGCGCAGATGCTTGCTACGGAATCAATTCAATCCGGTTTCTCCGCTGAGATTTCAGCCGTAGAATCGTCAATTGTTTACTTGCCGGAAGGTGTCCACGAAATCTCCGCCACCGTTGACGGCAAGCCCCAGAAGCGCAAAGTCACGGTTGATGAGCGTATCCTTGCCGGGTTCTCAGAAGACTTGAAAGCCCGCCAATCCCGAAACGTTCGCCCCTTTGGTGGATTCGATCACAAGGAAGGCCCGGCTTCGTTCATTCCCCTTGAGTTTCGCTACGAGCGCGGAACGGGTTTGATCCTCGACGTTGAGTGGACCGCCGCAGGACGCGCAGCAATCGACGGCAAGGATTACAGCTACTTTTCCCCCACGTTCTCCCTAGCTAAAGGCAAGGACATTCCCGTTGGCCTGCTCAAACGGGGCGAGGTGGGATCACTCGTCAACGAACCAGCCTTTGAAGAAATCGAACGCATCGCAGCCTCACACAACGAAACCATGGACATCCACCACCTCATTGAACTCGGACTCGTCGAAGCGGGTCAAGACCCTGCCACCGCGCTAGAAGCCGCGAAAGCCTCGCTTGCGACTCTCCGCGAAACCGCCTCAACCGTCGAATCGGTGCAGGCGTCAGCAAACGCCGCAACGGAGGAAGTCAACGCCGCCAAGGTTGAGCTTGAAACCGTGAAGGCCGCGAACGTCGAACTCACCACCGAACTCGAAACCCTCAAAGCCGCCAACAAGCAGGCCGTTGAAGCCGCTGCCGACAAAGCGATTGAGGAAGCCGTTCAAGCTGGCCGGATTCCCGCGCAGGATGAGGAAACCAAAGCATTCTGGCGTGAAAGCATCCTCGCCAAGCCCGACAGCGCGAAAATCCTCGCCGCTCTCCCCGGCAAAGATGCGCTGAAAGGTGAAACCATTCTCGCGGGCCGCAAGACCCCAGACGATGACAAGCCGAAAGGAATGGACGCCGTGCAAGCCGCCTTCAAATCCGAACTGGAAGAACTCACCAAGTAACATCTAACACTTTACCCTAAACCACCATGCCTAATAACCTCACTCTCCTTGACCTCGCCAAGCTCAACGGCTCCGATAAAGTCGTTGGTTTGATCGAAGAAGTCGCCACCGTCGCCCCCGAGGTGACGATCATCCCGGCTCGCACGATTCGCGGAACCAGTTACGATACTGTGATTCGCAACTCCCGCCCAACCGTTGCATTCCGTTCCGCCAACAAAGGCACCGACGCCACCAAGTCAAACTTCACCCCGCGCAAGGTTGAGGCGTTCATCCTGTCTTCCCGCGTGGAAGTGGATAAGGCCGTTGCCAAGGCATACGAAGACGGACCGGACGCGCTCATGGCAATCGAAGCCGCTGGCGTGATGGCCGCTGCCCTTGTCACCGTTGGCTCTCAAACCATCTACGGTGATGCTGCAACCTCACAAGGCTTCTTTGGCCTGCAAGCCCTCGCAACCGCGCTTGATGCTGTCATCACCGACGCAGGCGGAAGCACCGCTGGAACGGGTTCTTCGGTTTATATCATCTCCGCAGGAAATCAAGGCGTTCAATACGTTTACGGCACCGGAACCACGTTTGACCTCTCGCCCTTCCGCGAAGGTGACGCTACCGACGCAGACGGCAAACGCTTCGCGGCTTACATCGCGGACCTCACCGCATGGGTTGGCCTTCAATGCGTCAACAAGCACGCCGTTGCCCGCCTCAAGGACTTTACCGAAGATTCCGGTAAAGGAGTCACGGATGCGAAGATCCTCGACGCCTTGCGCCGGATGCCAATCGGAAGCCGCCCAACTCATATCCTTATGAGCCGCCGCTCCGCTTATCAGTTGGCTATCTCCCGCACGATCACTCCAAACGCCAAGGTTGAAGCCGCGACCGGACTGGTCAACGGACTTCCCACCGAGTCGAACGGCCTGCCAATCATCGTCACCGATTCGATCACGGACACCGAAACCTTGTCCTAATCCTCAACCTCCAACTCATAACCACTTACTCCCATGGCCTTCGAATTTAGCAATAACCTCACGGACGCGAATTACATCACCACCAAGGCGCTTCACACCACTGAAGCTCTTTCCAACTCCTTCGACTTGGAAACCATTGTTGGCGGTGACATTCAAGACATCGTGGTGGAAATCAAGTCGCCAGCATCAGCCGCAACCACTGGTAAAATCTGCACTTACGTCCTGCAAGACAGCGCGGACAACACCACGTTTGCAAACATTGACCCGCTGACCTCCACCACCATCACCGCCGCCGATTCCGCGCTTGCCGCCAAAACCATCCGCTTCCGCATGACGCCGAACACCCGGCGCTACATTCGGGTCAAGCAAACTGGC